TGCCGCGTCGCCAACAGCACGCCCATCGGCGCGGGCAGCGAGTACTCGCGGCTGGTCAGCACGGCACGCACGCGGGGCGAGCCACGGCTAGTCGAGTTGATGTACCACGACCACCCGGAGAAGGGGGCCGGGTCGCAGCACCGCATCGACGACGACGGGTCGGTCACCGGGTTCGCCGGGTCGCCGTTCGTGTGGACCCCGTGGCTGGCGGAGCAGGTGCGCCGCCGTGACCGGGTTGACCTCGCGCAGAACGTCTTCGCGGAGAGCGTCGGCAGCGGGGCTGCGTTCTTCCCGTCGCACATCGTCACCGCGCACCGCGACCAGCACGGGGCGGAGCCGCGACGGTGCGAGGTCCGCCGCGACCGGCTGGTGCCGGAGCCGCAGGGCCGGTGGCGGGTGTGGGGGGAGCCGTCGCGCACGGCGGAGTACGTCGCGTTCATCGACCCGTCGCACGGCACGGGCAGTGCCAACAGCGCCGTCTGCGTCATGGACGCGCTGGCCCGCCGGGTGGTGGCGGAGTTCGTGGACCCCAACATCGCGACGTACGACCTCGCGCTGGAGGTGGCGAACGCCATGCGCCGGGTGTGGCGTGGCAAGCGGGCCACGCTGGTGGGGTGGGAGACCAACGGCCCGGGCGCGGCGTTGCAGCACGACTTCGACCGGGCGCAGTACCCCGCGATCTACCGCCAGCGGCAGACGGGGACGACCAGCGAGCGTGCCACGCGGCGTGTGGGGTGGACCAGCACCAAGCGTGCCAAGCGTGCGCTGCTGGGGGACTTGAGTCGCGCCATCGCGCAGGGCGAGGTGGAGATCCCCAGCATGGACTCGCTCGACGAGATGCTGGAGTACGTCATCCTCGACGACGGGAGCATCGAGGCCGGGTCTCGCCGTGACGAGACCAGCGGTGCGCGTGAGGCGCACGGCGACCGTGTGATCGCGCTGGCCGGGGCGTTGATGCTGTGCGCGGAGGTTGGCGGTCCGGTCGAGGACGAGCCGCAGTACAGCCCGGACACTTTGGGGTCAATCTTGCGTCACGACGACGTGATGCGCGAGTGGTGACGGTACGGTGGTGTGCATGGCGAAGAAGTCGGTCAAGTTGAGTGTCGGTCGCGGCGAGAAGTTGCCCGCGTCGCGTGGTGCTGGGTTGACGGCGAAGGGCCGCGCCAAGCACAACCGTGCGACGGGTAGCAACCTCAAGGCACCGACGAAGGACAAGGACAACCCGCGCCACAAGTCGTTCTGCGCCCGCAGTCGGTCGTGGACCGGCGAGCGTGGCAAGGCTGCCCGTCGAAGGTGGGGATGCTGACATGGCAAAGCGTTCACTCGTCGCGAACATCAACCGTCGCAAGCGCCTTGGGACATCGCGCCCCAAGTCGAAGTCAACCGTGAGCGCGAAGTCATACGCCGCCATGAAGCGCGGCTGGAAGGGTAAGTGATGCCGAAGGTAGGAAAGAAGAAGTTCCCGTACACCGCGAAGGGCAAGAAGGCCGCTGCGTCCTACGCGAAGAAGACTGGCAAGGCCGTGAAGAAGACGAAGGGCTACTGATGCTCTTTGAGAGCGATCGCCCGTGAAGAAGAAGCGGAGCAAGCGGTGATCGCTGCGGTGCTGGCGATCATCGGTTTCCAGTTGCTGATGATCTGCATGATCATCCGCGAGATGCGAAAGATTTGACGATGCCCCACGACTGGAAGGTCCACCACAAGACCCGGAACATCCACGTCGTGGAGATTGAAGGCGTTCGCCCGTCGGAGTTTGAGCATTGGGTGTTGCTGTCGAGCGACCGTCACCATGACTCGACCCACGCGGACTGGGACTTAGAGCGCAAGCACCTTGAGGAGGCCGTCGAGCGCAATGCGACGGTGCTGGACTGTGGTGACCTGTTCGACTGCATGGGTGGGCGTTGGGATCCGAGAAGTTCAAAGGGCGAGATCAGAGAGGAATATGCGCTCGCCCCGGACTACCTCGATGCGATCGTGCGTGACGCTGCCCGGTTCTACTCGCCGTACGCGAAGCAGTTCGCGTGCATCGGGCGTGGCAACCATGAGACAGCGATCACCAAGCGCCATGAGGTGGACCTGACGGAGCGCCTGTGCGGTGCCATGTCGCAGATCAGCGGCATCCCCGTGATGGCGAGCGGGTACGGCGGGTGGGTGGTGTTCCGTGCGCGGGTGTGGGGTACGACGGAGGTGAACCTCCGGCTACGTTGGTTCCACGGCAGTGGTGGCGGTGGCCCGATGAGCCACGGGGTCTTGACGACCCGCCGGATGGCGTCGTGGCTTCCTGACGCTGACGTGGTGGTGAGTGGCCACACGCACGATCACTGGCACGTCAAGTTGATGAGGGAGCGATTGGTCACCACCAAGGGTGACTACCGGATTGGTCTGACGGAGCAGCACCATGTTCGCACCCCCTCCTACAAGCAGGAGTGGAACGACGGCTGGGGTGGCTGGCACGTCGAGACCGGGAAGCCGCCGAAGCCTCAGGGTGCCATGTGGATGAAGTTGACGATGGCGGACACCAAGCACGAGGGGATGCGGCTGATTGCCACCTTCACGGAGGCGAACTAAATCCATGTTGCGGCACGGGGCCGTGGCGTGTCGTTTGTAGAGTGATTCGGCCCAAGACGGGCGACCGCAAGCCGACGGAATCGGCGCAAGGAATGCGATGAAGAAGAAGACGAATGTTGACGTGAAGAAGATGGCTGGCAAGGTTGCGACTGCCAAGACCGCTTCGGGCATGAAGGTCGCAGCGATGAAGCCCCGGAAGAAGTGATGATCGTCCGCGTAGGAGCCAACTACTTTCCCGTGGATGCGATCGACCGCATCTACGACCGTGGTGACCGCTTGGTCGTGTGGGCGAGCGGCACGACGTACGAGGTCGCTGGTGCTGAACGCGATGCGGTGCTTGACCAGTTGAAACTCCTCATGCCGCGTGAGCATGTGGAAGAGTCGAGGGAGTTTGCGCCCGTGAAGGGCAGGAGGAAGTCGTGATGTACGGCAAGAAGAGTGGTGGATGCGCGTCGAGCCGCCGTGGCAAGAACGGTGGCCGCGACGGTGCGAAGGGTGGCGGTTACGGCGGAGCCAAGGGTGGCGGCAAGGGCGGCCCGAAGGGGAAGAAGCGATGATGAAGTTCGATCTGGCTTCTCTGGTGCGCGAGATCGAGAGCGCGGAATCGTTCCGCGACACTCATCTTGTGGAGTGGAAGAGCCTGATCGAGCGTTTCCACGGGCCGTCATACCGCGAGTCGCGGGAGCAGATGGACGACCCGGAGAACTTCATCCTTGAGTACATCGCCCTGTTGCTGCCCCGGATCGTGCATGACAACCCGACGGTGCGCGTGAAGAGCGCGAGGCCGGTCAGCCAGTCGGAGGCTGCCGGCGTGTTGCAGGTTGGCATCAACCGGTGGTGCAAGATGGTGGGTATTCGGAACACCCTTGAGCGGATTGCGACGGACATGCTGCTGGCCTACGGGGTGGCGCTGACCGTGAACGAGCCGCGCAAGGGCTATGTGACGAGCCTGACTGAGGATCCGTACCTGCCCCGGGTGTACCGGATCAGCCCGGACCGGTTCTTCATCGACCCGGCTGCCACGCACTTGGACGAGGCCCGGTACATGGGCCACTGCTGGATCACCGACCGCGACGACCTGCTCGCAAGTGCCGAGTCTGACAAGACTTGGGATATCGACGTGATCGAGCGCGTGGCTGCCAACACTGGGGTCAGCGATGTCCGCGACGACGTAGACATCGACCGCAACATTCCCGACCGCAAGGAGTTGGTGGTGTACGAAGTGTGGGTGCCTGAACTGCACGACGAGGCTGCGGAGTTGATCGACTCCGTGACGGATCGTGCGATGTTCAACGGCACGATCTACACGGTGGTGAAGGGGCAGGCTGAGAGCGGCAAGCCGGCGAATATGGGTATGGCCCGTGCGCCGCGTCCGTACTACGGGCCGAGGACCGGGCCGTATACGGTATTCGGTGTGTATACGGTGCCTGAAGATCCGTACCCGCTGTCTCCGATCATGGCTCTGATGCCGCAGATCGACGACGTGAACATGCACCTTCGGAACATGCGGTACAGCGCCAGCGCGTACAAGCGCCTGCTGGCGGTGGACGCACGCAACGCCAAGATGGCGCAGGACATCCGCGACCGCGAGGATCTCTATGTGGTGCTGGCGGACAACCTTGATCCTGACGCGCTCCGCACGATCGAGGTCGGTGGGATCACGGCGCAGCAGGTCCAGTACGCGGCGATGGCTCAGGACCGTCTGGACCGGGTGTCTGGCATCCACGACGCCATGCGCGGCAATGTGAGCGGCAACGCCACGGCGACCGAGGTGCAGGTGGCGGAGAGTTCCAGCGGCCTTCGGATCAGCCACCTGAAGCGTCAGTTTCAGGAGTCGGTGAACCGTTGCCTGCGGTCGGTGGGCTGGTTCATGTTCTACGACGACAAGGTGGTGTTCCCGGTCGGCGAGGACGGGATTTCCATCATGGGCGAGCCGGAGCCGATCTTCTCCGCGATGGCGATGGTTGGGGTGTTTGACGACCTCGACATCGACGTGGAGGCGTACAGCATGGAGCGGGTCAGCGAGGGTCTGCTCCAGCGCCGGTCGGTCGAGTTGCTTCAGGTCATCGGCAACATCAGTCAGGCGGTGGTGGCTGCCCCGCATGTGGACTGGAAGCAAGTGCTGTCGGTGGTCGGCAACGCGATGAATATGCCCAATCTGGGCGACATGATCGACATGCGTGCCGTCCAACAGATGCGGGGTCAGGCCCAGCAGGCCGCCGGCGGCGCTCAGGCCGGCACGGCGCAACCCCGGTCCATGCAAGAAATTATTTCAGAAGTTGAGGGCCGGCGCTGATGCCCCTGTACCCTTTTATCGACGAGGCCACTGGCGAGACTGTCGAGTTGATGTACTCGATGTCTGAGGCTCCCAGCATTGGCACAACCGTCGAGGTGGATGGCCGTGTGTTGACGAGGGTGGTCGCTGACTACCAGATCGACCCAGCCACGAACCGCTCCCAGTATCCGTATGTGTCGTCGTCGCTGCCTCGCAACCTTGAGGGATGCACGACGAACAGCCAAGGCAAGCCAGTGATCATGTCTCGTAGGCATGAACGTGAGGTGATGTCGAGGCACGGGTATGCGAAGGAGTAGGACAGCGTGGCTGAACCCAAGGACGGCGTGACCGAGGCAGAAGAGCCGAAGGTCGAGGCAGAGATCGAGAATCCAGTCGAGGCAGCGGCGGAAGAGCCTGTTGCTGATCCCGTGACGAGCGAACCCCTTGGTAGGGACGCAGACGACGAGGTCTTGGATCGACTGTTGGGCGAGTCGGAGCAGAAGGAGGAACCTGCTCCGGTCAAGCCAGATGCTGATCTCGATCGGGCATACCAGATTCTCAAGCGCGATGGTGTGCCTGATGACATCCTCAAGTCCGTGTCCAAGGACACGCTGATGGCGTGGGCCGGCAAGGCCGGCAAGCGCCAGACTGACGTGGACGGATACGGCAAGAGGATGAAGGCGCTTGAAGCCGAGAATGCCCAGTTGAAGTCCGGGCGCAAGGCTGGCGACGAGGAGTTGGAATCCTTCGATGAGGAATCCGACAACCCGCGTGGCAAGCCGGATACGGACGACGACGACGCAGGATCGGACGAGGACTCCAAGGATCCGCGCTACACGGCGCTGTCCGAAGAGGTCTCAAAGTTGCGCCTGCAACAGCAGGAGCAGCAGTTGCGTGGGCTGCAAACCCAAGTCGAGCAGGCCATCACGTTCGTTCAGGGTCAATACGGGAACCCGGTTGACGCGAACGCAGTGCTGGCCGAAATGGATCGTCTTGGGCGAAGCAAGCCCGGTACCTACCCAACCATGATTCACTTGGCGCAGGAGGCTTTCGCCAACATTGCAGGTCCGGCCCGGGATCCCCGGCGCGTAGGACAGCCGACAGCACGACCGACCGTAGGCAGGAACGAGCGTCCCACGACGCCCGCCGACGCCGAGGACGCAGTTCTGGAAGCACTGCTTGAAGGGCGAAGCCTTTCCGAAGCCAAGCGACTGACACGAAAGTGAGCCACAAATGGCCGGAACCCCGATTCAGACCTTCAACGACTTCATGAATGCGACTGGTCCCACCTACCTGACCAGCGCCGATCAGGTGATCAACGAGGCCGTCAAGAACACCTACGCCTTCAGCCGCCTTCTCAAGGAGAAGACCAGCGAGGCCACGGTTCAGGGCGGCAACGAGATCCGCGACGTGATCATGTTCGATGACGCATCGACCTACGATCACTACCTTCCCAACGACACGTTCACTTGGCGCAACGCCAACGTGACCGACACGGTGCGTGCGCCGTGGCGCTTCTCGATCGACCACATGGCGTGGACCGATCACGAAGTGGAACTCAACAGCGGCTCCGGCTCGACCCGCGATTACGTCAAGGCGCAGTACAAGCGTCTGAAGCGGATCAAGGAACAGCGCATGTGGACCTCGCTGACCAACGGGTTTGAGAACGACCTGTGGGCGACTCCGTTCGGCAACTACGCCAACATGGAGGGCAACGCCGGCAGCCTGCCGTTCTCGCTCGCCTCGTTCATCACCGAAGCCCCGCTGCTCACCAGCGTCTTCGGCGATCCCCGTGGCGGCGCTCCGCTGGGCTGGACCAACGTGATGAATCTGGACCCCACCAGCGAGAACCGCTGGTCGAACCAGATCTCGTACTACGACCCGGATGCCACGGACCCCAACGTCAAGTTGACTTCGTACTCTGGCATCGAGAACGTCCGTGACGGTTCGACGACCTACAGCGCCATGATCGGTGGTCTCCTGACGGCCTTCGACGAGATGTTCCTGAAGTTGGACTTCCGTACTCCCAGCACCCGCGCCGAGTACTTTGAGAAGCCCTCGATGAACCGCCAGATGATCCTCTGCTCGCGCATCGGGATCAACAACTACAAGCAGGCTCTGCGTGCCAGCAATGACACGCTGGTGTCGTATCAGGATCCGGCGTACAACGCGCCGACCTACAGCGGCATCGAACTGATGTACTGCTCCAACCTTGACACCGCTGCGATCTACCCAGCCCTTAGCACCGGTTCAGTTCGTACGGCTCACAACGGTGCGATCAGCGCAGCAAGCACGACTGCTGGTGCAACGGAAGTGAGCGCATCTACCATCGACAGCGGCGCTCGTTACTGGTGGGTCAACGGCAACTACCTGACGCCGATCTTCCACAGCCGCCGCTACTTTGAGAAGCACGAAGTGCTGCGTCACCCCAACCAGCCGTTCACCTACGTTCAGGTGGTGGACTGCTGGTGGAACCTGTTCTGCAACAGCCGTCAGCGTCAGGGCATCGTCGCCCCGCTCGCAACCTGATCTGTCCTGAGTCAATCAATGGGGGGCTGGTTGACCAGCCCCCCAGTTTCAAACACAACTCCAACGTAAGGAATCCATACACATGTTTCTTGCTCCCACTTCAGGCGACATCGGCGTTCAGCCCCACGGCCACACTGCCCGTGTCATCAACCGCAGCGGCGGCGCTCTCGTCGTCGGCGACCTCGTCGTGACCTCGTTCGCTCACAGCGGTGTTGTGTACCCCGCTACCACCATCGCCGAGACCCGTCTCACCCCGTTCGCCAACGTGGTCAAGGCGGACGGCAATGCCAGCACCCCGGGATACCTTGGTGCTGTCGTTGACGTTGGCTCCTCGTCGGGTGCCAACAACACCGAAGTGGTCGTTCAGTTTGGTGGGGCCGCGAAGGTGAAGACCACTGCCACTGGTGCGGTCTCGATCGGTAGCGTCCTTGGCATCGCTGATGCCTCTGGCGGCCTTATTGACTCGACTGGTGTATCGACCTCTACCTATCCCGCTGGCATCGCCTTGCAGGCTCTGGCTAGTGGAACGGCAGTCATCGATGTTCTTCTGCCCAACGACATCTGGATGTACGCTGACATCGCCTGATCGGTCCTGATCCCAACAATCCCGGCTGGCTGGGGGAAACCTCAGCCAGCCGCTTCCAATGCCCACCTTCGCACAGGTCAAGCGTCACGTCCTGCTCGCCGTCGGCGGGTACCCCAGCCTTGCTGCTGGTCAGACCAACGCCGAACGTCTGGCAGAAGTCGTCAACCAAGCCGGCCAGTACCTGTTCCAGCGCCCGTGGCGGTTCAGGGAGCGGACCAGCGCGTTCATCAGCCTCGTCGCCAGTCAGGACTATGTGTCCCTCCCGTCCGATGTGGAGGAGATCATCAGCCTGATCAACCGCGAAAACATCGGGTTCAACATCGAGTTGGTCACGCCGGACCACCTCCAGAACCTGCGCGAGATCAGCATCGATAGCGGCGGCCACGGCGTCACCTATGCGTGCCTGTCCCGTGTCGCCAACGCTGCCGGTTCTGCCTTGAACCCGGCACGCCTTGAACTCTTTCCGACCCCGACTGCTGCCGCAACCGACGCTCTCGCCGTGCGTTACCGCGCCGGTTGGGTGGAGATTGCCAGCGGCGCTGCCGACTCGTACGAGATCCCGATCCCCAAGTATTGCGACTCGCTCTTCATCCAGTACTGCCGCGCCTTCGGCATGGCGTATGAAGACGAGGGACTGTCGCAGCGTCTGGTTGAGATCGACGCCGGCCCGATCTTGGCTGGTGCGCTGACCAAGGACGGGATCCTCCAGCGAGACATCGGTCGCCTGCGCCCGTCCTACGAGATTGGTTACAGCATGAGCATCCTGCCACGATTCACACAGAACCCGTCCTAACTGGAGATCACATGCTTACCTCGCCGTCAAAGTCAGTTGTTGCACTCTCATACGCATCTACCAAGCAGCCGCGTAACTCGAAGGCTCAGGTCACTGCAACCACGTCTTACCCAAGCACCATCCCAACTGTCACTCAGCCGACTACTACCGGCCAGACCGTGATCGTGTATGGCGAAACCGCAGACGATCCGAGTCTTCTGAAGGTTTGCCCGTTCCACTTCGCTAACAATGCCACTGACCTTGGTGTCCGTGTTGTTGGGTGGACCGCTTACCAGCAAAGCACTGGAGTCGTGTTGTGGGTTCCGACGATTCTTGCTGAACTGACGCCGGCATACAACTCGACCGTTGGCAGCATCCCGTCGTTCGCGAACTTCGACGGCACCGCCAGCACCGCCTACTTCTTCTCTGCAATCACGGCGTCTGGAGGCACTCCGACGGTGAACGTGTATTCGCCGGGTGCTGCTTCTGCTGCGAACACACCAGCAGCCCACGCGCTCGTCGATACCGCTGGTAGCCAGATTGTTGGTCTCCAATTCAAGTCTTCTGCCGGCACGATGGGTGCATTCTGGTACTCGCTCTGATCGAGGAACACCATGCGAAACCTGCGACCGATTCGTAACACGACAGTCAACCTATCAGGTCCTTCGCTGTATGGGAGTCCGACTGCTGGTCGATTCCTAGTCGATGCGATGAACGGAACCGACTCGATCGATGTGGTTCTGATTGGCGACAGCAATACCGGTTACAACGACTATGGATATTGCGCCGGAATCGATAGGTCTCTTGGTTATTCGTATGGGATTCCCCCATACGCAACGACCATGATTCCGGGTGGTTTGGAAAGCGGGGCAACGACAAGAGAAACCCGTTCGATGATGATTGGCACACTCGATTCTTGGACAGCGGCAACCGCTGCCGGAGCGAGCGGTACGGTTCAGACATTGACAAATGCGGTCACCGCTGCCGACGCCGACGCTGTTGCGCTGAAGAATGGCCTATCAATCGATACGAGTTTGCTTCCGAAGTGGCTTGGGTTTGAATGGCGTGGATCATTCGTAGCATCAGGTGTTTCTTATACATCTTCTGTCAACCAAAACTACTTTGCACTAAGGACAAACAACCCAATCAATAATGGTTTCGCTTCGGGTGGCGTCAGTTGTCAATACCGGTGCGTCTATGGCAAGTTCGCTACTACTGGCGGTCAGTTCAAGCCGGTGGTGTGGAGTTCTGGAGGATCCACGGTTGCGTCAGAGTGGACGTCCACGTCTGGTGGCTCTGCTGGCAACTGGTTCGGAACAGCGACGCTGAACTTCACGACGGCCAGTGGAACAGTCATTGAGCATCGATGCGGATGGGATGGGTTTAGTCAAGGTGTTCCGACATCTGGACCATTTGCGTGCTTGTGGCACTCGACTATCAAGCGGAACCAAAAGGGTTACGCTGTCAACCACTTCATCTACCACGGCGGACTTACGACTACGCAGATTGCGGATCGAGTAGAGGCTGCTGGTGATTTGTTCTCGTCGTATATGAAGGAAGTTCGCCAGCGTCAGATCGAGGCTGGTGGATCTGGTCGAGTCATTGTCTTTGTCAACAGCGGAATCAATGGTCCAGATACGGCTTCTGGATACACCACAGCAATCAACAGAATCGTCAATAGGTGCATTGCAAAGTGGGTTCAGGATGGTGGTTCTGAATCGAACATTGCATTCGTCATCACCCCGACGCACCCGGTCGTCTCCGTTGCCGGAAATTCGTGGAATACGGACCGGTCCGCAGTAGCAGCCGCTGCCGTGGCGTATGCCCAGCAGAATGCCGGAAGAAACGTAACTGCGTTTGACATCAACACCGTCTATCCGACCAGCAGGCTTCTGACTGGAACCGTACCTGCTGGGACGCTTTACGATTCAGGTGGTCAGTCGCACCTGACGTCAACAACGTCGGCCCAGACGAACGGATACGACGCAGTCGCACATTCCATTATTTCGTCCCTCATCGCCAACGCCTGACATGGGAGTGACGGTAAGCCCATCTCCTGCGGACACGTTCGAGTGGCAGGTCCACCCGACCGTCGTCACCCGGTCTGGTTCCGTTGCTGCCGTGATTGGGCAGGCCGTGTCGAACTTCGCTCTGACTCAGGCGCAGTTTGACTCGCTGATCGATGGAGGTGGAGGACTTCAGCCGACGATCCGCATCGACTGCGAGAACGCTGGCCGCACGCTCATCATGCCGCTGGTGCAGTTCACCGGGTCGGCCACGTTCCAGTTTCAGGTTCTTGGCTGGTCCTACAGCCGTCCTGCCGCGTCGTGGATCTGCCAAGCGGTGACGCACAGCCCGACGGCTGTTAATGCCAACAACACGGCTGACTCAGGGACTGGTCTTGTCCTTGGCGGCGTGACCTATCGTGCGTTCGGCCTGCTTGGCGTGACCACGACTTCCGGCAATGACGGCGACGGTGGCGTGGTTCCACTGCCGGCGCATTATGAAATACTCCCCGTCGAGGGTCTTCGCGCTGCTAACGCTGCGACGCTTGCAGCGTCGAGCGCCATCATTCAGGTCAACAACTACGGCTGGCGCTACCTGACGATTCATCTGCGCCAGACTGCCACGACGGCGTACACCTGCAACTTCAGGTGCCTGTACACCAACACTGGACAGATATTCAGGTGACCTATGGCACTGAACATCAACCCAGAAGCGGCAAGATTGAACGATTGGGAATACCACCCAACCGTTATGACGTTGCTTGCGACCGGTACTGCGACATCGATGGGGCTGATCCCGGAGTCGTTCGCGCTTACTGAAAAGGGGTTCACTGACTGGCAGATTGGCAATGATGGTCTTGGCAACCCGTTCAAGCCGAGCATCGTCATCGACACAATTAGGAAGGGTCGAATCCTGATCATCCCGTGCATCACTGCTGCGTCGTACACCGACCTGAAGTTCCAGTTGATCGGCTGGACATGGAGCCGGCCTGCTGATCGGTGGATCGGTACGGCCATCAACCACTTCGCTTCGGCCAGAGCGAACATGGCTGTGATGCAGTTTGCCGGAGCCGGGATCACTCACCCAGCAGCCGGAGCCACAGTGTTCAAGCCGATGGAGCGCATCGGCGTCACGACGGCAACCGATGCGGATGGCGGTCTTGGAATCGTCCCGCTGCCAAAGCAATACGAGATACTGCCGGTTGAGGGTCTGGTGTCGTCGGCCACCACGAGCCACGCATCTCCATGCACAATCGTCGTGAACAACTACGGGTGGACATACATCAGCCTGCACCTGCAAGTCGGGGTAAGCCCGAACGCCAGCGTGTCGGCCATGTGTCTCTACCGGCGTGACAACGGAGCCTTCAAGTGACCAAGATCACAGAACATAACATCAGGTTTTACAGCATGTTGGGTACGCTAGTCGCAGGCTTTGCTTCCGTCTGCATGATGCTGGGGCGAAGAGACGAATCGTTTTCCCGAGCGCAGGCAGACATCGTCGAGTTGCGGCAGATCACTGGTGATCTCGCCAAGACGGTCGCCGCCAGCGCCCAGACGAGCCTCCACCACGCCGAGAAGATCGCAGAACTCCGAGACAGGATAGACCGTTTGGAGGAGCGCCAGTGAGGTTCCTACTTCTGGCACTCCTGCTCTGTTCCTGCTCCAGCGGGACGCAGCAGATCGCAGACAGCGCGTCGGCCATCAGCAGTCAGGCCCAGTCGATCACCGACAAGGCCCGCGAACTGACCGTCTTGGCTGGACAGATCGACGAGAATCTGGCCGCCGCACACGGCTACTTGGCCGGCGAGCAGCAGGATCCGGGCAAGGCCGTCGAGCGCATCGAGGCGTCCCGTGTGGTGGTGTCTGATGTCACCGGCAAGGCTGACGAGATAATGGTGCTGTCCAGCGAGATCCACGCCGAGACCACGGACATCGTTGGCAGCCTGCCGTCTGTAAAGGACACCACGCCTTGGTGGGCAAGTCTGATCAGTCTTGTGGTCGGTTTGGGGCTGATGGCTCTTGCCGCGTTTATGCTGGTGCATACGGGGATCGGAGCATCTCTGGGCGCGTTGCTCAGGAGTCTGATCCCGAAGCGTAGGAGCAAGTGATGATGATCATTGGCAGCATCGAGAGCCTTCTGGGCTCAATCTGGTTCGCAGGCTTGACGTTCTGTGCCGGCTATCTGCTGGCGCACATCTGGCCGGTCAGCGCGTTCAAGAAGAAGTGAGAACCCCCGTTCTGCCCTGCTCCCCCCGTACCCGGGGGTGAGCGGGGTTCTAGGAGATAGTCATGGCAACCCGTATTCAGGTCCGTCGAGACACCGCAGCAAACTGGACAACTTCAGGCACGACCGTGCTTGCGGCTGGCGAGATCGGCTTTGAGACCGACACGCTGCTGTTCAAGATCGGCGACGGCTCCCAGCAGTGGCAGAACCTTGAGTACGCAGGCGGAACCGAGCCGATCCGAAACAATCCAAGCGGAACGTCGGTCACTGATCTTGACGCTGCTGCTCTTCGCAACAACGGCAACAGCAAGTACCTGATCTCTGGTGCTGATATCGTCGCGAACGGGCCGTCCGGGCTGACTACGGGGGCCGACGGCCAGTTGATGGTGACGGTTGCCAAGTTCGACTACACCGGCGCTAGCGGCTCAGGAAACGAGCGTTTCCTGATGACGCTCCAGACGCTGACGACCGGTCGGTTCTTCTACAGGACGTACAACGGTTCGTGGTCGTCTTGGTACGAGGCGATCCGCGCCGACCCTGCGACTGGCAACGTGACGATCGCCGGCGACATCGCCGTGAATGGCGGCGACATCACGACGAACCAGACGACAGCGTCGGTGTTCAACGCTACCGCCACCACGCTCAATGTCGGTCAGGCGGCAACTGCGGTCAGCATCGGCGCTACTACTGGCACGGCGACGATTCGCAACGCCACGACGGCGATCACCAACGCTGCAACGGTCGGAGGAACACTTGCTGTTACCGGCAACACCACGCTGACCGGCGACCTCGCGGTCAATGGCGGAGACATCACGACCACCAGCGCCACTGGCAACGTGTTTGAAACCACTGCCACCACTGTGACGCTTGGCCGATCGGTTCCAACGGTATGCATTGCAGACAACGTCACCGCCGCTCAGACGATCGACATCGGTACTGGCGCAACGGTGTCTGGTGCCACCAAGACGATCAACATCGGCACTGGCGGCGCTGCTGGTTCCACGACGAACGTCAATATCGGCGATGCGGATGGTGGCACGGTTGCCGTTGGAAAGAACATGACGGTCGGCGGTACGTTTGCGGTCACTGGGCAAACGACTCTAACCGGGGGCATTTCTGGTCAACTGGCATATGACAATATGCCATCTGGGACCGTTATCAATATGGAAGTTTCGGTTCCAACAGAGGTCGAACAAAGTGCCACACTCGCCGGTACAACTACTGTAACAATCGACTTTCCATATACGCCCAAGCGTTCCAATAGCACGATTTTTGTGTACGGGTTCGTCGTCGTGTGCTATGCTATTTCAGGCGGGAACGGCGCCTTGAAAACCGCTTCTGTTTCTCTTTCTTATTCCGCCGGCTCTCCCGGTGGAAGTTTGACTTTATCTCGCGAGGGTGGTGGTGCGCTTTCTGCGAGTTCAACTTCATCAGTCGTTGGACAGGGAGCAGTGGTAAGCGGTAACTACCTAATCACCCACATCGGTGGTAACGGTTCTGCAAGAACATACAGGATCACTGCAACCGCAACTATCGCAAGTGGAGGAAACGGCAATCGCGTTTGCACCATCACCCCAACAGCACTTGTATTTGTTGAGAAAATTGCCTGATGCCCTACATCGGAGCCAACCTCCCATACAAGGGCTGGACGACTGATACGCAGTTCTCGTCCGTCCCCCCGGGTTTCTCGCAGGACATCCTCAATGTGATGCCCGTGGACCAAGGGCGTCGGAGGATGCGGCTTTCGTCACGCGCTGGGTTCAACCCGATCTACGAGTTTGGTTCCGCTGGACCGATCCAGTGCATGGTGCGCTGTGTTGCGTACACGGGCGCGTCCGGCGCACTCAAGACGGTGATCAAGGACCGCACGATCGTCGTCAAGGCTGGCGTGGTGTACTACCTTGAGCAGGGCGGCGTGCCGACGGTCTGCTCGATCGCTGGAGGATCGCACGCACCGACCAACACGCCGGCGCTGAACGCCAGCGTCCGCACGGTCGAAGGTGTGCAGTTCAACGACTACGTTTACCTGTGCGACGGCATCAACTACGTCAAGGTTGACATCAGCCTTACGGTGCCGGAAGTGCAGAAGTGGTCTGATCCGTACAACCACATCAAGGTCACGGTCAGCAGCACCAGCAATTACGCCACGCTGGTGACGAGGTATGGCGCACGCATCGTATTGGCCGGCGTTGCTGACGCCGAAACCAACTGGTTCATGTCGCACATCGACAACCCAGAAGACTGGAACGCTGGCGGGCCTGTTACTGACGCAATCGCCGGCGGTGGTTCTGAATACGGCACTCTTGGCGACCGGATCGTGGCGCTGATCCCGCTTGGCAACACCGGACTCCTGTTCGCCGGCCAGCGTTCGATGTCCTACCTGACGGTTGACCCTGCGCTTGGCGACCCGCAGATCATCACGTTGTCAAGGAACATCGGCATCGTTGGCCCGCGTGCGTTCTGCTATGGCCCCGAGAAGATCGCCTACATCCTTGGGTACGAGGGGTTGTACCGGGTCACACCTAACGACTTCAGCCTCGACCGGGCGCAGTTGATCACCCTGAACGTGCTGGATGCCTTCTTCAGCAAGACCCAGTGGGAGGATCTGGATGTCCTGCTGACGTATGACGTTGAGTTGCGCGGTGTCTGGATCTGGCTGACCCGTCGCGACCAGCCGTCGGTCAGCGTCCACCTGTTCTACAGCGAGCAGACCGGCGGGTTCTTCCCGCAGCGTCTGTACGAGCCGGCGTTCTATGGCGCACTTACGACGTGTCAGGCGGTCGTGGCTGACGGTCGCACGCCCGTGGCTCTGATGGGCAGCGCCGATGGGAAGATTGGGTACTTTGACTACCGGATCATCTCTGGCATCGACGGCTACCCCGCCAGCGGATACAACAGCAACGAAGGTGGCACCTACACCCCTCCGACGGCTGCCCAGTCGGTTGATCGCCGGGTGTTGTCCAACCTGACGCTGGGTCCGGTCATTGGCGACCTTGGCACCCGGGTCATGGTCAGGGACGTTCTAGTCGAGTTGAACAGCGAAGAACACCTGCCAGACTTGGACGTAAAGGGCAATCTGCCCCGCCCGACGCTTGCCCTGAGTTATGGCGACACGGCTGAGAAGGCGATCGCTGCCAGCCTGACGACCGTCCGGGTAGTCCTTGGCGACGAGCCAATCGTGGACGGCGGCGCGGCGTCCACCTCGTCGTTCGCCTCGACGGTTGACGGGGACGACGCCACGCCTGCGTCGATCACGGACTACATGGACGGTGCCTACGCCCCGTCTGAGTTTGGCCTGTACGAGGCACGCAGCACGTTCGTTGACCCAGAGAGCCGGGTGTATGACGGTGCTTCGCCTGATGCCGAGTACTACCTGAAGCGTGACACCTTTGACAGCGCCGAGCGTTGGCTGATCTACCACACCGACACAAACAACCTGATCTACGCGCAGCAGGCGATCAACGCGGTGTACAGTACAGACCCGACGGTCGGTGAGTATTTCTTCGTCCCAAACGGAGTTACGACCGCAGCAGGACTCCAGTCCGACGACACGGCCACCATTGCTGGCGTGCTGATCGAGGCCGAGAACCTTGCGCTAGGTGAACTGTACGAGGGCAACAACAACCATTTCCGGTGCCGCGTGCGTGCCGGTGCGCTCTACATGCAGATTGCCAGTCAGGGCTACCCGTGGGCGCTGGAACGTGCGTCCGTGTTGGTTGACGCTGTTGGCATGAGGCGAAACGTGCGAGAGGTGACCTGATGTCAATCTTTGAAGGAATCGCCGGCGGTATTGGAAGCATCGTCGGCGGAATCTTTGGTGCAAGAGGAAAGAGTCGCCAGCGTAGTGCGATGAGAAATACCATCGCGCAGTATCAGCGCGAGATGCGAGGTTTGGCCGATCAGGCTGGTCCTGCCTATCAGGGATTGGCTGATCAGGTTTCTGCTGGTTACCAGCCGATGCTGGATTATCAACAGCAGCAGACGGACCAGATCCTCAATCGCTTCATCGCCGATCGGCAGACCAACACCGACCAGTACCGTCAGGGGTACGAGCAGAACATTGCACAGTTCCAGAGCGCCTACGACACGATCCGGCAGCAGTACGCCGCCGGCATGGAGCGCGTGTACGGCGAGGCTGCGTCTGGCCGTCAGGCGATGCTTGAGAGCGTCGATCTCGCTACTGCCCAGAACGTGGCTCGTCAGCAGGCGGCCAACGCCTTCAGCGGTCTTGGTCTGACCACCTTCGGTCAGGGCGTGGTTGCTGCACGTCAGGCTGAGGGCGCACGCCAGCGCGGAGTGATTCAAGAGCAGTACGCCAGCCAGTTGGCCGCTATTCGTCAGGCCCAAACCACTGGCGAAACTGCTTTGGCGCAGGCGCAGACAGGTGGACTTAGCGATCTACGGCAGAGAATGACAACCGGACTGGCAGAGATGGGTACGTCATATTCAGGCGCTCTTGCCAATCTCCAGCAGGGTTTGTCTTCGCAGCGTCTTGGCATCATGGGAAACCAGTTGGGGATGCAGATGGCGTATCGCGAACAGGCCGTTGGAGTTCCTTTGTCATTGCGACAGGCTGCAATCACCGGAGCGTTCCAGCCACAGATGAATGTTGCATCGCTCAGCGGCGCTGGATCAATGCAGTTTGGAAATGCCCTGATGGGTGCCGGCATGGGAATGGTTGGTAATTACTTCAGCGGACTCTGACACAAATCAAGGGACCAGAACATGGCATACCTCAATCCAAACATGATCAGCAAGATGGCTTCGTCTGCAATGACCGGCAAGCGATTCCAGTCTCAACTGACTCAAGTCCCATACCAAGACTTCCTTCTGCCAGAAGATCGTGAAGGCAATCCCAGCGATCGCGTTTCAGCACGCGCATCATCTCAGCCATCACCGGGTGCGACATCTCCGTCGTTCATGTCGGAACTTGGCGATGCATTCAACAAGATTGCTCCCGACATGTTCCGTGGCATCGCGGCTGGCCTCGCGTCGTACGAAGGCGATCCGACCCGCCCGTTCAGCGGGGTCGGAGAAGCGATGGCCGCGACGATGCAGCGAGGCGAGCAGACTCGCGAGGCTCGTCGCAAGATGAGTCTGATGCCCGAGGAGGCTGCCGCCGTCGCTAAGTCGGAAATCCAATACGAGAGGATCAAGTACGAGGACGACAAGGATGCGTTCCGTGCGCTGCGCGAGATGGAGGGATTCCGCATGGGTGTCCCGACCGACTCTGTCAGCAAGGGTCTGATGGCCTACACCGCAGCCAATCCGTTCAGCGCGGTCGAGCGCCAGCGTATGGACGACGATCTCCGCCAGCGGCTCACGGCAGCACTCCGCATCTCATACTGAGGTACACATGCCGCAACAACCCCTTGGCTCATCGATGATGCAGGATCTTGACGGGTTCCCGGTTCGGGCCGGATCCGGCGCTCCTGAGCAGTCTCGCCGGATGGCGTCCAGCGAGCAACGCGACCGTCAGTTCTTGGGTGAGATTGATTCCGTCCTTGAGCGGATGAACCGCAACCCGAGTTGGGCTGTCGGTGATCCGGCCATTGCGGGCCAGCCGTCGTTCGGCAAGGCGGTTGCCGGCATCGAGCAGGGCGACGTTCAGGGTCTTGAGATGCTCCGGTTCGGCACCGTGCGTGGTACGCCAGCCGTGTCCTTCATGGACGAGGACGGTCAGGAGCAGGTCATCAAGGTGACGTTCCCGCAGTGGATGGGGATGATCCAGAGCCGCGACGACGCTCGCGTCCAGTTGCGACAACAGCGCGAACTCGATGCCAAGAAGCAGGCTTTCGCCGGCCAGTTCCGCGCCCTGTCTGCGCGTGTCGCCGAGAGTCAGGATCCCATCGTCGGCGAGTACCTGTCGATGTTGTACGACATGGACCCCGGTATGGCTATGGGCGGCCTCCAGTCGTTCATCAAGGCCCGCGCTGGCCGCGAGGACTACACGGTCTACCGTGGTCAGGAAGTGCCGTCGTCGTTCGCAGAGGCCATGTCTGCCCTCGACGACGCTCAGGCTGATGGGCGAACCATGACTTTCGGAAGGCACGCTGCTGCTTTGTCGGAGCAGGGCAACCAGAACGCGGCCAATGCCGTGAATATGGCGATGTCGATGATGCGCCCCAAGGGCGACCGGATCACGCCGCGCACGATGACGATGCCGATGTGGGCCATGCAGCAGCAGAACCCGATGGCTTTGGCAATGGTCGTCGATGGGATGCGTCAGGGCTTGCTACCGGGTATGACCCGCCCGGTCGCCCTGCCGTCGGTCAACAACGGATCGACCGATGCTGCTACGTTTGAGCAGTTCATGCAGCGGTTCAACGAGGTGTCAGGATCGATGGGCTGGGCTCCGGCTGGTGAACAGGACATTCGCGTCATCATGGATGCCATTGCTCGCGTGCGTGGTGGCCTGATGATCGACCAGCAGGTTGTTGCTCCGACTGCTTCGGCCAAGACATCGAGCGGCAAGCCGTCGCAGCCAGCCCCCGCTGACGTGCGCGGACTGTCGAGCCGCACCCGCAACGCACTGGAAGTAATCGCACAGAACCCGTACTTCTCACGTCTTCGCAGCAGCGACCAGAATGAGCGTGCAGCGGGGTTCAAGATGATTGAACGTCTATACAATGAGATGCAGACGAACGGGCCTGAGCATCTTGGGAAGTACGGCGTCGATCCTGCATTGATCGAAGAGGCATACGCGGCAATCTCTGGAAACTGAACATGAGCCAATTCTCGTTCTTCCCGCAGCCTGACGGCACTGACCCACTGGCCGATTCGCTGACGCAGTACAGGAGGAGCAAGAAGGCGCTGGGCCAGCGTTCGCCTGAAGACAAGCGGTTCATGGATCTTGGTCGTGCGTTTGCCGACATGATCGGCAGCGTCGAGCCGACGAATCTGCTGTCCATTGGCGGGATCGCTGAAGAGTTCGGCGATGTCACCAAGTTCATCGACCGTGCGAAGACGATCAACACGCGAAGTGATCTGGAAGAGGAACTGTCTTCCGGGATCCTCAGCCCGCAAGAGTCTGAACTCAAGCAGCAGCAGATCGACTTCCTCGACAAGTTGGTGCAGCGCGAGTCGGAGCAACAGGATGTTGCCCGCGAGGCGGATATCGCAAAGACCGGCATCGTCGGCATGTTCGGCGAGGGTGTCAAGGCAGGCGTAACGCAGGGCGTTATCAGCACCCTTCGCGGAATCAACAACCTGACCCCGTTTGACGGAGATGCGTTCTGGAGCGGGGCGCAGCGCGAGTCTGGCAAGGCGATTCCCGAGGGAAGCATTGCCGGCAACATCGGACAGGCGGTCGGCAGCGGCGCGTACAGCGCGGCTGCGTTCGCGGCCAGCCCGTATGTCGGCATTGCAGCGATGGGCTTGCAGGGCTACGGCGGTGGCATTGACGAGTACGAGCAGGCGTTCGCTGCCGGCCTGACGACTGGCGACTACAGCCAGTTTGAGAAGGTGACATCCGGTCTGACCAGCGCGGCAATCGAGGCGGTGACCGAACGGATCGGTGCCGGGGTTGCTCAGAAACTCGCCAAGACCGGGGTCGCGCAATGGTTCGCGCAGCCGGGGGCGCGGGCAATCGTCAAGACTGTTGGTGGGATGTATGGAGCCGAGGCGCTTGAGGAAGGTCTTGTCCCGATCTTGCAGGCTGGCGTCAAGGCGACTGGCATCACTGGGATGCAGGTTGAGTCGTGGGGCGATGTGTTCTCGCAGGCTGCTACGGACGCTCTCTACGGCGGGTTCGGTGGCTTCGGCGCTGCCGGTGTCAATATCCCTGTTGAACTGTCTCGTCGTCGCGAGACCAATCGTCTGCTTCGAGAGGCCGGCAGCAAGTACGCTGATCCTGCATACATCCGCGAGATCCTCCCGCAGCGTGCAGCCGCTCTCGACGCGATGACGCCGCAGGAACGTCTTGCAGAAGAGCAGCGATCCCAGCAGGCTCTGATGCAGGCAGGCGCTGACCTCGCACGATCCAAGGAGGCGGTAGCCAATGCCAGCGCGGAAGTCACGCAGAAGCGCAAGGAACTGGAGCGATCACGCCGAGGCAAGGATCAGCAGCGCACTCAGGCTCTTGAAGGCGAAGTATCTACGCTGGAGGCAGCACTGGAGAATGCGCGGCGGGTTGCCGCGACAACGGCTGCCGATTACTCAGCGTCGCAACTGAACTATCTCAGTGCTGCGAGCATTGCGTCGAGCGCACGCCCGACGAGCCAGATGTCCGCCACCGACATCCTCGCTGGCATGAACTACCAGCCGGCGTCTGCTGCGACGAAGCAGCAGAAGGCAGCGCAGGCACAGATTGAGAAGTTGGGCTTCAAGGTCCAGTGGTACGACGGTACTGATGCAAAGCCTGCATTCTTCAGCGGGCAGACACCAGACACCGTGTTCCTTCGCGCCGATGGCAACAGCACGTTCGCTGGCATCATGGGCCTCGCGTTCCATGAGATCACGCACTGGGCGCAGTTCAGCGACAGTGGCCTGTGGGCTGCCCTTCGCAGCACGGTGGACGACAAGTCAATGCTGGAGGCGGCGGCCAACTACTGGTCGCAGCAGGCCGGCATCGACCCGGTCGTCCGTCGTTCGATTGCTGAGATCATTGCCCAGTCGCAGGGCAAGGCCGGGTCTACCGAAGCGGTTGACCAGATCGAGCAGCGCATGGCTGGCACGATGGTCGAGGTCGAGGGCGTTGCCCAGTTGATCCAGAACGGCACCGAGGCTCTGTTCCGTGGCGACGCCGTACCCGGCTGGTTCAACCAGATGTTGATCCGCGCTGGCGTCCGTGGTCGTTCGGCGATGAGTGCGCTCAAGTTGTACCGTGGCCTGCAAGAGGCGGCCAAGAACAACAAGGCGTACAGCCCGGGCAAGTTCGGGTTCACGATCGAGGCCGCGCAGCGTGGCCTTGAGGTCATGCGTGCCGCACGGGAGGCGGCCATGTCCCAGCCGCAACCGGCCCAGCCGGCCCCCGCGTCCACTGCGACGCCCACCCCTCAGCCCGCGCCTGCGCCTGCTGCCGCAACACCTGCGGCTCCGGCTCCGGCCCCGGCTGCTGGTCAACCTGCGCCCGCCCCGGCCCCTGCTCCGGCTCCCGCGCCTGCTCCTGCCCCAGCGCCTGCCCCAGCGCCAGCCCAGCCGGCAGGCCAAGTCGACCGTGATACCGTCCTGCGCGACATCTTGAACAGCGGCGGTCTCAGGGTTCAGCCGACCGCCCGCGACATCATCGGACCGGTCACGCCAGAGTCGGAGGCTGCGATGACTCGCGCCGTGTCCACGCTTGGGCCGCAGGGCTACCGCGATGCCGTTGCCGCGATCGACCTTGCGCTTGCCGAGGTGAAGCGCGAGGACGAAGCCGCTGGTCGCCCGTACTCGTTCGACGGCGTCAGCCGCGAGGAGGTTCTGTCGCTGCTGAATCAGACTGCTCTCGCCGACGAGGGCGCAACCCTGCCCGACGGCAAGCCAGTCACGGTCACGCCGGAGCAGCGTGAACTCGCTAAGAAGGTCCGCCGTAAGGTCCGCCGCACGGTTGGCAACGACGTGGTTCTGTTCGCCCGGGCGGCAGCGCCAAAGAGCGACATTGGACACAAGCGCGAGAAGGCCACTGGTCGATATGTCGGATCTCCTGACTGGGTTGGTGGCAGTCCTGCTCAACTCAAGAAGTTGCGAAAGATCCTTCGCGGTCTTGCTACGGAGGGTGAGTCTGGTCGTTACTGGTATGAGAACTCCAGCGAGGCGATTCTTGAAATCGCCGGCGGAGATCCAGTTGAGGCAGAGAAGATCGTCGCACTCATCGCGCTGTACTCGCCCAACGCAACCGTTCCGGCCAACACCACGATGGCCCTTACGGCTTACTACCAATTCAAGGCTGGTGTCCCGATCAACGCCGGCTTCGGTGTTGCCGACGCCAAGGCTACCGCCCTGATGTCCGAAGGCAAGATGTGGAGCGGCATCAAGACCAACTCGTTCTACCAGAACTTGATGGTCAACATCGACCCGTCCAAACTCGACCCCGGTGTGGCGACGATGGACATGTGGATGGCCCTCGCGTTCGATTACGGCGACAAGACGCTTGATCAGGGGCCGAAGTACCAATTCTCCCAACGTGAAATCCAGCGCCTCGCTGCCGAACTTGGATGGGAAGCACATCAGGTTCAGGCCGCCATCTGGACTGCGATGAAGGGTCGCATCGATCCGATTCGCGATCAACTCAAAGATCGCGAGTTGGCAGAGGGCATTGGCGAGAACTACGACAAGGTCGATCCGAAGACTGGCAAGACCAAGGTCTTGTACCGTGTCAAGAAGGGACGTGAGTACGCCCACTTCCGTCTGGCCCACAAGATGGGTATGGAATACGACCTGAAGACAGAAGACATCGAGGCGAGTCGGTACGACTTCAGCGATGCGCTTCGTGAGCGCATGGTCCAGTTGTCGTGGGAGGCAACTCCATCAACCAGCACCGGTCGTTCGATCCCGGGAATTCACAAGGCTCCACTCGATCAGCGTAGCGAATACCTAGAGGCGATCTACAAGGTCTTGTTCCAGAATGGTCGCAGTGTGATTGCCGAACTTGCCGGACTGGCGAATGGCACATCCATGATTGGGTATTCGGCATGGAAGGGCGACATTGGCGCTGGGGCGCAGACATTCACTCCGATCCCCACGTCAGGTACTGGTTCAAAGAAGGCTATCAAGCCAGAGGCCGCTGGCAATTTGGACTTGGCGTCGAACATGTTGGGATTCATTCTGGAGCAGGACGCCGTGACATACCACACGGCTGTCTATGGCGCTCCCAAGAAGGACCAGAACATGGTCGCGCTGGAAACCAGTCGCCCGTTGACGATGCAGGAGATGCAACTTCTGTACAGAGAACTGCACGCCAAGTTCGGCACTTGGGACTTGGCTCCCGCCTATCGCAACGACGGCGTGCGTATCGGGAACTACACGGCGTTCGATGATAGTGTTCCAACGATCGATAACGAGGCATTCCACAAGGGTCTTGCAGAGGTAATCGAGTCTTTGCCTGATACCTTCGGCGGTGGTACTGTCACGCTGTCATCGTTCAAGTCTGTCGGTAACTACATCACCAACGATTGGAAGGACAATCCAAATGGCGAAACTTATCTGGAGAGAATCCAAGCCCAACGACCCGTGGTTCTCGATCGGGTCCGAAGTCTTCGTGCCAGTGTCGAAGCCATCAACCGAGAGTTCGATGCCAAGTACGGTTGGGGCGCAGGCCGAGTCTTCGGCGCAGCCCCAGCCGCCCCAGCCCCAGCCGCCCCAGCAGCCGAGCCAGATGTAACTGGCGAGCGTCCTGATGACGAACCCGAAGGGCCGGGTCCGACACCCGGCCCCGGCGGTGGCGTGACTCCGCAGCCATCGGTGGTGTCCGCCCGCCAGCCGGCAGCCGTTGCGTCCGACGCTGACTACCTCGCTTCCGTCGAGCGCGGCGACATGGCGACGGCGCAGCGCATGGTGGACGAAGCGGCGAGGGCCGCTGGGTATCGGTTCACTGTCTACCACGGGACCAATGGGCCTGAGTTCACGGTGTTCGATTCTGCGAAGGGTGGATTGAAGACCGGAGCATCGTCGGCGACTACCGGTTTCTTTGCTACTGACAACCCGAGGGTGGCCGAGCAATACCGGGACAACATCGGTATGGGCGGCATGTTGGGCCTGATGCTGGGGACTGAATCGAATCTCAATCAGGCTCGCAAAGATGCGCTCGCCACGCCAGAAGGAATCAGGCTTACCGACCGGTTGCAATCGGCGAAGGAAGCCGCGAAACAGGCGATCGATGCCAAGAGGCGTTCGATAGTTTCCGAAGTCTCATCTCTTGTTCAGTCTCGCCCGAATCCAAACCCGTCACTCAATCAGTTCATCATCGACAACATCTCGCAGAGCCGCATGCGCGGCGAGTTGGCCGAAGACCCAACTGTCAAGGCTGCTGAACAGCAGGAAGCACAAGCAGAGTTCGATCTGAACCAGTTTGTGTTGTCTGCGGTTGTCGGCGCTCTTCCGAACCGTCGCGTGCTGAACATGTACGCGAAGATCGACAATCCGGCGATCTACGACGCCGGAGGCAAGACGCCAGCGGACTTCCCGCTGACCGAGAAGATCAATGCTGCCATCGAGGCCGGCAACGATGGCGTCATCTTCAAGAATCTGATCGATCCAGTCGAACCGTCCACGCACTATGTCGTGTTCGACTCGTCGCAGTTCAAGTCTTCCGACCCCGTCACTCGCGACGAGCAGGGCAACGTCATCCCGCTGTCGAAGCGGTTCGACCCGTCCGAGCCGTCGATTCTCTACGCCCGTGATCCCGGCCAGCGCCGTATCGATCTCGCGTATGGCATGGGCCGTCGAGCCGGCCAGCAGGCCGGTGTAGCCCGTGGGCGACAGGAGTTGCTCCCCGGTCTGATGTCTGCCGAAGAGCAGGTCGAGCGGCTCCAGCGTGCCAGAGAGGAAGTTCGCGCTCGCCGCAAGGAGGACCGTCTGCGTGAGCGTGCGAAGCGAGCCGCCCTCGCTGGCCGAATGCAGGCCCGCATCGGCAGGATCATGGCTGCCGTCGAGGCGATGCGCCAGAGCGCCGACGAGGACTCCGACCAACTGATGCGCCGTGCGCTGCGCGAGATGCTGCGCCGCGAGGCCGCCGGCAGCCGCACTGGTTACGAGTTTGCTCGTCGCGAACTGACGGCGCTGAAGCGCGAAGCAGCCGACGCCGTGCGCCTGCTGCCAGCGAACATGCGCGGCAAGTACCTGAATCGCATCGCGTCAGTCCGGTCTGCCGTTGGGGTTCTTCGCATCAGCGACGCCGTCGTGCGCGACCTTGCACGGTACGAGGCTCGATCGTCCTTCAACCGGCTGCGCCGGCTGGAGCGTCGATATTCCAGCCCGCAGACCGGCATGACCAACGAACTGCGCGACCAGATCCTCCCGATTGTTCGCGCCGGCATGGCTCTGCTGGGCGGCCAGCGCCTGATGCAGTACACCGACGTGAACGACATGAGCCAGCGCATCGCTGCTGCCAACCAGTTGGCTGCACAGGCGCGTGGCATGTACGAGCAGGAGCGCGAGAACTGGCGTGCCGATCGCGAGATGCGTCGCGAGGGTTACGCCGACGCAGCAGAGGCTCTCGCCGGGAACATCAGCCAGATGCCCGAACTCCCGCCGTCGAGGCTGTGGAGCGAGGGACGTACCGCTGGCATGGTCGGTGCGCTGGCGATCAAGAACAGCGACATCCACACGATTGCTGCGCTCATCGACGGTGCGATCGACGGCCCGATCCACGACATCATCCACCGGCTGTCAGCCGGCAAGGATGCCATGTACAACGATCGCCGTCGCATTGACCAGCAGATCGACGGTCTGCTGCGTCAGGCTGGGTTCACCGGCATCGACGACTACGTTCAGCGAGGTGCCGGCTACGGTGGAACTGCCGCCGCCGATGTCATCGACGTGGTGCTTGGCGGGACCGCTCGCCGTATCACGATCGGCGAGGCCATGTCTCTGGCTGCGATGGATGACACCACGCTCGCCCTGCTGGCTGACGAGAACGATCCCGAGCAGCCGGGTAGCCCGATCACGTTCAGCCGTGACGGTGGCAAGTTGCCGATCCCCGTGACCCGGCAGGAAGTCTTGGCCATGCGTGGCCGGTTGTCACCCGGCCAGTTGGCGCTTATCGATGGACTCAAGGGTCTGATCGACACCGAGATTCGCGAGCGTTCGTTCGAGGTGGCGTACCGTATCAACGGTCGTATGCCCGAGGCTGTCCCGGGCTACTACCCGCGCCGACGGCTGAGTGATGCAATCGCCGGTGATACGGTTGACGTGAACTCCAACCCCGGCAACGTCGTGATGACGATGCTCGACAACGCCGGGTTCCTCCAGCGTCGCGTCGCAAGCACCAGCCCGCTGGTGGTTGATGACCTCGTCCGCACGATCGACAGCCACGTCGATGAGGGTCTCCGGTTGATCCACATGAGCGAGCCGCTGCGCCACAGCATCACCGTGCTGCGGTCTGCCGGCGTGAAGGACGCGATGGAATCCCGGTTCGGCAGCAAGTTCAACGACCAGATGCGAAAGGTCGTGTTCAACGCCGTGGGGCTGAGTGGCCGCCCGACAGGCGACTTGATCGACCGTATCAACGGCAACATCAGCGGCGCTCTGCTGATGCTGAACCCCAAGACTTGGTTCCGCCAGTTGGGCGGGATCTTCCGCCTTGCCAGCGAGTTCGACATGGGCGACTGGGCAGCCGGCAGCCGGCGCTCCATCGCCTTGGCTCCGTCGCAGCGCACGGCTATGATCGACCGGATCGAGGAGACCAGCGGGTACTTCTTCGACCGCCACCGCCGTTCGCAGGTCGGGTTGTTCGCAGGTGTCATCGGTGATCCCCGTCAGAACCGTGAACGCATCGCGTCGATGCTGCGGTCTCTGGCTTCTAACCTGCGTTCGGCTGTGGATGAGGCCACGCAGGGGAACATCCAGCGCATGGCGGCGGACCTCTCTGCTGGCCGCACGAATGCGCTCACGATCCTGCGGTCGGTTGACTTTGCCCTTCGCGGCATCGACCGTCAGGTCATGCTGGCCGCGTACATGACTGCGCGTCAGTCTCTGTCGAGAACCGACCCGTCAATGGCCGAGGACGAAGCGCACGCATCGGCGTGCGTGATGGCCGAGCAGGCGTTCCGCCGCACGCAGAACGTCAGCGACCCGCTCGACGACACGGTGTTTGCCGCCGAGCAGAAGTTCTCCAAGGGCTATGGTCGCCTGCTGTTCCCGTTCTCCAGCGATCCGTTGAAGGGCTGGAATCAGGCTCGTCGTGCAACGCTGAATCCGCAGAACGCAGGACGCACCGCATTCGCCATCGGCGCGAACATGCTGTGGAGTGCAGCCGCGAACCCGTTGAGCCTTGGACTTGCGGCCATCGGAACCGGACTGGCTGCGAGCGAGGACGAGGATGACGAACTGCTGAAGCGTGCGCTCATGGAGAAGCAGCGCGAGGGCGTGATGCGCCGCATCGCCAACGAACTGGTCGCGAGCGCCGGCGGTTACGCTGGCATCATTGCCGGCGACATCTACACGGCGTACCGCGCCATGAGCGACGGCTACGCGCCAGACCAGACGATCCAGTTGATGCCGCTTCAGGTTGCGAACGAGGTCATCCGCAGCGCATCGATGGGTGACTACGGCGCAATGGCCAGCGATCTCGCGATGATGGCTGGCATCCCGGTCACGATGCCGATCGAGTCGATCTCTCGCGATGTCGAGAAGACCATCGCCACGCCGGACTCCATCCGCAAGATCCTGCTGGCTCGCAAGCAGTCGGTCGGCCTGACCCCCGCCGAGGAGCAGCGTCTGCGCGAGGTGCAAGCCGAGATCAGGGCGCTGAAAGCACTACAAACACAGTGACTTGACAGCATACTGTTCGTGCAGTACTGTTCCTGCATCGGACCACATTGTGTGGTTCGTTCGCAGAACGGAGATCTATGCCACGCAAGAAACGACCACGCCCTCCGCGTTCGGAGCGGTATCGCACTCTCACGATTCGCAAGAGTGACTACGACACTCTCCAGACCATCCAAGCGAACACCGGATGGTCGATGCTCCTGATCCTTCACTTCATCATCGAGCATCACCGACAGAAACTTCCAACGTCACTGACCGACGTTGGCTACGTTCGACTTGGCAACACCGTCATCCGCATGGACGAGAACAACAACATCCTTTCAATCACTGAGGAACCGAAGAATGACGACAACCCCGACAGCATCACCGTCACGAATCCTGCACGATATGAGTGAGCGCGAGTACCACCAGACTGCTGGTGCCTCTGCCTCCCGCCTGAAGACCCTGCTCACCAAGACTGCGGCGCACCTGCGTTGGGAGCGCGAGAACCCGCCGGCTGACACCGCTGCGTTCCGGGTCGGTCGCCTGCTGCACTGCATGGCGCTCACGCCAGATCTCGTCCGAGCAAACTTCACGCCAGCGCCGGACTGCGATCGCCGCACGAAGGCCGGCAAGGAAGCCTACGAGCAGGCTCTGTTGCAGGCCGGCAACCGCACCCTCATCAGCACCGAGGAGTGGGACCAGTGTGACAACATGGCGCAGGCTGTTCGCGCTACCGGCCTGTTGGAGAAGGGCCAGCCGGAGATCAGCCTCTTCTCCGAGATCAACGGCGTCAAGTCGAAGGCTCGATTCGACTGGTGGAACGAGGGCCAGATCATCGACGTGAAGACGACGGCCACCGTCGGCAGTCCGCGTGACTTCCAGCGCACGGTGTGGAACTTCGGCTACGGATTGCAGGCCGCTTGGTACACCCGCATGGCGAGGGCTTGCGGCCTGAACCCGACTGGCTTCACGTTCATCGTGGTCGAGAAGGACGAGCCGCACGTCACCGGCGTGTACGACCTCGACGAGGCTGTGATCCACCTGTTCGACAAGCAGATCGACGACCTGCTCGTCGAGTACAAAACATCGCTGGCGGACGTTCCGCCGGCTCCAACGTGGGGGCGGCACACCATCAAGGTGCCGACGTGGGCCATGTCGGCCCTTGAGGACGAAGTCTGATACGAAAGGAACAAGCACATGAAGACATCTGAAACCATCGGCTCGCTCATCACCGCTCTTGCTGCCGCGCAGAAGGGCATCACCAACCCCTCGTTCGACAAGGTGAACCCGCACTTCAAGTCGAGGTACGCCACGCTGGCGGCTCACCTCGACGCCATCCGGTTGCCGTTCGCTGCGGAGGGGCTGTTCATCATGCAGCCCATCTCCAGCGACCGCGACACGATCACCGTCACCACTCGCATCGCGCACAAGAGCGGCGAGTGGATCGAGGAGTCGGCTACGGAGCCGCGCCCGGAACGCTGCACGATCCAGCAGTTCGGATCGATCTGCTCGTACCTGCGTCGCTACACCTTGGCGAGCATGGTCTCGATCACTGGGGAGGACGACCTCGACGGCGAGGAAGTCGTGGCACCGACCCGCCAGCAGGCGAGGTACGAGCCGCACCCCAGCCAGTCGGCCCCGGTCCGCACGTTCCAGAACCGCGCACCGGAGCGTCAGCCTGAACCGCACCCCAGCCAGACCCCTCCGGCACCCAAGCCGGCCCCGGCCCCGGCTCCTGCACCCGCTGCGGATGCAGACCAGAACGGGGAGTGGATCTGGATTCAGGTCCGGTTCTGCGACGAGAAGCAGTCGCAGGGCAAGACGGCTAGCCCGTACCTCGCCGTCAAGACCGCCGACGACCAGCGCCTCACCTGCTGGGACACCGACCTGTTCGACGTGATCAAGGCTGCTCACCGCGACCGCTCGACGATCGGCGTCATCGTGGACACCAGCAGCAAGTTCCCGAAGATCGTCGAGGTCAAGCGTGGATGACAACCTGTGGGATCTGACCGAGGGAGAGCGCCGGCGCGATCGAGGGATCGCGCTGGCCTCGATCCCCCGGGCTGACCTGCTGGAGCGGGCTAGGGTCGCGGCGGTTGCCGTGGCCCAGTCCCGCTCAAGCCGGGAGGCCAGCATTGACGATGTCAAGAGGCGTATGGAGGACGACGGCATCGACCCATCGGCGCTGGAGAACGCGGCTGGAGCCGTGTTCCGAGGCTCGATGTGGTCGGACACCGGCAAGCGCGTCCGGTCAGAGCGGACGGCGGCCCGAGCGCGGGAGATCCGCATCTGGAGGCTGGTGTGAGGAAAGCCCCGTGGTTCCCCAT